TCCCGCCAGGTTAAAGGAAAGAAGCCGATGAGACGCATCCTTCTGAATAAATACCCTGTTGCCTATCACGACATAGCATGTGCCCGTGGTGAAGGTTTCCGTCGCCGGAGCGTAAGACAAGGACGCCGACCAAGTGTTCGTGCTGATGGTGTAGACATAGATCGTGCTGCTTCCGGTTGCCCGGAAATAATAGATTTTGTCCGTGTTATAGCCCCAGGGCCAGCAGATATGGCACCCGGCCCCGGCCGCCGCCGGCAGGTTGGCGATGGATGTGGGCGAGGCGGTCCACGTGTTGCCGTTTACAGAATAGCGCCACCAAGTGGTCCCGTTGTTGCCGATCAGGTAGAGATAGTCATCGTTGCCTGCGCCATTATAGGTCGTGCAGGGGTGGATCAGGCAGCTTTCGGTGCCGAAAGCGGCCCCCAAGGAAATCCCTGTTACTGCCCTGGATGTCCAGGTATTGGCGGCAACGTCATAGTAAGCAAGCATACACCAGGGCGATGACGTCAGTGGTGCAAAGAGCCAGACATACCCAGAAGTCCCCCGTGAGGGATCAAAGCACATTGTCACGCCGGCGGCATATGAAATTGTAGGCGGCGAGGCGAGCTGGATGAAGCTGTCGGTCCAGGTGTCATAAGCCCAGAAGGATGCCGCTCCGAGGATTATATAAATGTAACGATTTGTTCCCCGTTCGTCGTTGCACAAAGACGCGCCGGCGGCGGATGCGGCCGGCATGAACCTCAGCCATTGCCAGACAGGCAGGTCGATTCCGGCCTTCAGATTATGGGCGAAGGGCATCTTCCACCTCCAGGGATTGATAGTACGCAAGCATCCGTTCCGCCATCTGGGCAGCCCGCGCCTCGGTCATGAACTGCATCCCCTCCGCCTCGGGATCGACATCCTGTATCAGGATGGCGTTGCCATCAAAGCAGATCGCGTAGCCCCAAGCATCGATGGGAAACTCGGCCGTCCTCTGCCTCCCGATGAGGACGAGCCACCAGGGGGTATAGATAGTCCTCGTTTCCATCAACTGGTGAATATCTACCGTGTAGTGTGATTCCATCATCCCTCCCCTAAAAGGTAAACCTATTGCGCTGGCCAAGCTGGTACTGCATATCCGCCCGCTGTTTAAGTTCCTCAAATTGGCCGTAGGCGAAGGTCGTTATGCCGCTCAATGTTGTTAAGGTGCCGATGTTCCAAGTACCGGATTGGGCTGCCGAGATCGCGCCTGTCGGCGTGATCAGGAGTCCATATCCAGTGGAGATACCCGCCCGGAAGACCGGGGTATGGATGAGTTGGGATAACAGTGCACGGAAGACGGCCAGAAGGGAGCCGGGGTCTTCATACCAAACTCCCTCGTGATATCGATAAACCCGGCCTGTATCCATCTCGTGGAATGTCGAGCCTTCGGGTCCGTCCGGCTTTTCATCCGTTCCGAGACCGCTATAATGGTGGAAACCCGTTACCCGTTCTGTAAAATACTTTTTCATCATAAACCCTTGACAGAAAGACCCCTCCCGTGCTCCAGCACGCAGAAACGGGGAGGCGAACAAATCAATGGTTCACCCAGGGCGTAGCCTGGCTTATTTTTTAGGTCGCGTAGGTATCCTTCCAGAGATACCCTGCACCTGCGGCGACCTGGACGATGTCGGTCTCCTCGGCGACCTCGTACACATCCTGATGCTCCGCCGGTTCCCGCCATGTAGTGGTTCTGCGGGGAGAACCATCTTCGTAGGCAATCCGGGCCTGGTATCCCGCCGAGATCACTTTCAGCCCCGGGCTGGGCGGCCGGTAATAGAGGAATCCCATGCCCTTGCCGGCGTTCACCTCCCAGACGTACACGGGAGTAAACTCCGTCCCGGCCTTTGTTTCCTTTGCCGTGGAATAGATAGACTCGCCGATAAACACCTCTTCCAGGTCGCATAACGCGGCTAAGAGTTCCTTCGTCAGGACGCCCCGCTGGGTGTATTTGATCTTGTCCAGGATCGCTGCACACAGCTTGAGCGCCTCATACGTCGCGAAATCCAGGATCAGACAATTCGGAGTGACACCCGTTGCCTTCTGGATCGCTTTCCTTCCCGTTGCGATATCGATCAGGAAAGTATTGGTGTCGCCCGCGGGAGACCAGAGACCTTCCGCGTCCTCGCCTCCGGCGTTCCCGTCCACCCATGTCCCGGAGGTGATGATCGAGGCGATCCGCCGCTCCTTGGAGAGGTCGATCTTGTCGGCGCAGAATTCAATGGCGTCCTGGTCGGGTTTCAGGGGAGGCGCCATCTTCGACTTCGCAAAGCGGCGGTCTTCGTCGGTGACCTCCTTGGCGAAGGCGTATTCCTTCGTGGCGATGTTCACCCAGCCGATAGGATACCCTCCTCTCGGCGCGCGTGCACCGGGGCCGCGTATGCCCGCTTCATCTCTGAACCAGGCGCCCTTCTGATACACGGCGATCTTGGCCTTCGGGTCTACTCCATCCAGGATAGGGAATACCATGTCGCCGATGTAGATCCTGTTTTTATACGCCACGGAGACGTTCTGCAGGGGTCCCGTGACGAGCAATTCTTTCACATTCGGTTGAGTCATGTTGTCTCTCCTCCTTCTTTTCTAAAATCCTCCGTTGCCCTCCTATGGGGAACGAAGAAAATATTTAATGGACAACCGTCCCCAGGCTGTAAACCGTTACCGCTTCCGACGCGGGGGTCACATTCGTGCAGACCAGGAGAAACCTCTTGCTGTTGTTCTGCGCGATGGTCATCGTGCCGGACAGGGTAAGCCCTGTGTTGGTCGTCATGGTGATGGTTTCCGCAGCATCCGCCGTATTCCGGATCGTTACCTCCAGGCTGGATCCTATTACCGCACCGGTGATGGCTGCCACGATAGCCGCCGCCGTCGGGAAGAGGTCGGCTCTTGCCCCGCCGTTCGGGTCGCGCAGGATCATCCCACCCTTGATTTCCGTGGCGGTATAGGTCACGTCACCGGCCGTGTTCTTTGTGGTTACGGTGGTTCGCTGCCATGCATCGGCCGTGATCGCCGGGAGAGGGCCGATGAGAAGAACAGACGCCAGATCATCTTCCGCGTCGGAAGGTTCAATGACGATAGCCCGCGCATGGGAGAGATCCCCGGAGGCGTCCTTCCCTTTGCCGGCGTCGGTTGCGCTTACATACTCCGCCTTGATGAAGGTGCCGATGGCCAGGGCGGCATTCATCTGGAGCTTGCTCCTTCCGATTTCCCTCACCACCGCCGCTTCACCCGCAGCCGGCGCATTCTGCAGGATGCCCAGCAGGACATCCGTTTCTGCATCGGGCCTCCTGACGCCGCTTGCCGTCAGCACCATCCAGCGAAACTGGTCGTTGGAGAGGTCCTCAGCTGCGACGTAAGATTCATCCAATATTTTTTGTTCCGTCGTCATGTTACTTCACCTCCTTGATTTCCGCGGCGTATTCTCTGGCAAGATCGGGATTCTCCCTCTGTACCTCGGCGAAAGCCGCACTGTAGGTTAATTCCTTGTTGTCCTTCATCTTCTTGTCGATCAGGTCGGCGATCTTCTTTCCCGCCTGACTCTGGCCGCCCGTGTCCTTGTCCCGTGTGGCGATCTCGCCGAAGACCACCACCTTCGGCAGTTCCGTCTCGAAGAGCGCCTTGAAACGGTCATAGAGGGTGGCCTTTTCCTTCGTTTCGCCGAATTCAATGACGTCTTCCTTTTCAGCGAAAGCCAGGAGCAGGTCGGGGACGCCGAATTTAACCATTGCTGGCGTCAGTTTGCCCGCCTTAACCATTCCCTCGCACCAGACGGAAATCTCTTTTTTACGGGCATCGTGGCGCGCCTGTCGCTCCTTTTCGGCGAACTCAGCGGTCAGCCTGTCCCGTTCCGCCTTTGCCGCCTCCTCGGCGGCCTTCTTCTTCGCCGCTTCAATGTCCGCCTCGGTGAAGGTGGTCATCCCCTTGGGCGGATCCACCGGCAGGGCGTCTTCGGGGATCCTGCTGATGTCAACGCCCATGAAGCTTAAAAAGTTTTTGAATTTTTCCTTGAACATGGTGTCCTCCTTTTTAAATTGTCCGATATTGAATTTTTTCCGAAATCTATCTAATCGGGCGTTGATGATTGCCCGTTCCTCAGGGGTATACTGTTCCTGGTTTTTCTCCTGCCCCCAGTAGCTCGCGGCGGCCCGGGTCTGATCCGCGTCGGGACAGGGGTATCGGTAATTGACCGGATCCAGGAACTCTTCATCCGGTACGCCTTCCCATTCGCCGGGCTTCGTCACATGGCCGCCTTCCTTCACGGCGATGCCGTACTTCTCTGACCTCGCCTCCTGTGCCGCTTTGTCCGCATCTGAATCGGAAAACTCGATAGTGATTGCCTCCTGACCGCCGAACTGTACATCCGCCAGCCCCTTCACCGCCGGGGGCATGGCACCCAGGAAACCCACATGCCGGAGCGATCCGTCGGGATAGAAGGCGGCGGAGCGCTTCTTAAAAAGCCCTTTTTCAACCATCTGCGCGAACTCCGGCTGGACCTGTTTGAATTTCGCCATCAGGAGATTGATCCCGTCCTGCACCTCTTTTTTCAGTCCTTCCACCCAGCCGAATGCCGGGGCATTGTCCTGCGGGTGTCCTATGACCACGGGGGGCTCATGCTTCGCGGTATCGAAAGTCGCTACAGCCTTCTCGATGAGCGCGTCACCGTCATGTTCCCGGCCCTTGCTGTCGACCACCTTCCCGCCCCGGAAGATCTCGATCCACTCGTCAAATCCCTTGAAATTCATGGCTGCCTCCTCACAACCGAATTAAACCCCGCCCAGAATTCCCTTCCCAGAATGCCCCCTTCTTCCAAGCGCTTCTTCGCCCGCGTCACGAACGGGTTGGGTTTCTGTCCCCTGACGCTTTTTCTCACCAGTGTTCTCCCGCCGTACGTGAAGGCCAGGGCCTTTTTCTTCCTGGGTATGATCGGGGTTCCGTACGGACCGTATATTCCCGTGCCGCGATGCACGTATTCCGAGTATGGAGCGGTAGGCGTGACGTACCCTGTTACATGCACCCCTTCTCCCTTCACTGTGGACATGACAGCGTCCCGGAGGTTCCCCTCCCTGACCGGGGCCTCTTCGACCACCACCGCTTCCGCAGCCGATGTGGCGCGCATCATGCCTGCCCGGAATCCCTTCCGGATATCGGAAGAGAGGACGTCAAGAAATTCCTTCGGGTTTTTATCGAAGTGTATTTTTGTTTCTATCATCACTGCGCCCCTTAAAAAGACATCACCAGGCGGGTCCGGCAGCGGGGGTGATACGGCGGCAATGCCGTCCCCGACTCCGCCCTGGATATGGACACGCGCTCCGTTTGTAGATATTCCGCATATTCGTCGGGGGACATACCGGTCTCCCTGACGACGGTTTTATACAGTGTTGCCACCGGCACCTTTTTGCCGTTCATCGCCTGGCAGATCACCGATGTTCTCTCATCCAGTACGGCCACCACCGTGGCGTATTCCACTCCCGCCTCCTGGAGCTGCTCCGCGTGGGCGTAGTTGCGCATCCGGGCGACGGAGGTGTCGCATATCCGCTGTATCTGGCCGTCCGAAATGTCCGCCAGTTTATCGGAGAAGAGATCCCGGAAGCCGGTGATCGTCTCGATGTTGCTCCTGCCGAAAAGTCCGGCGCCTTTCTCCAGGTACTGCTCTTTCAGGAAGTTCAGGACGGATCCCTTCATGTCGTCGTTATCGATGTATTTCCCCAGATAGAAGCGGTCCACCTTCTCCAGAAATCCGAGAGTCCGGTCATCCCTGGTGCCCCAGGTAAACTTCACGGGCGCTTTTTCTCCCTGCCAGGCGCTGAGATCTTTCAGTCGGTAAAAGGCGTAACAGTCTTTGAGAGGCTCGCGGATGGCGGCGCGGTCGAGTTTCGTGTACGCCCTGTTCAGGATGCCGTAGGCCGTATCAATGAATTCCGCTTCGCTTAAGTGCCCTCCCTTATCCATCATGGATACGATCTCGGACAGGGCACGTGCGCGGATGTTCTGTTCCGCCACGCCTAACGCGGCAAGGTATCCCCCGACAAATTTCTGGCGTTCCTTCTCGATGGCCAATTCTGCATCGACCTCCCCGAATTCGTGGAACAGCGGCACCGCCTGCGTCCGCGGTTTAACCAATTCCTCGCCTTCCGCCGGTTCGGGAATGCCGTAGGTTTCATAAAAATAGGATCTGCCGATATCCACGCCGATATCCACGGCCAGGGTCTTGTCGATTTCGCTCTGCTGCCTGAGATCCGGCTTGGCCCCTGCGAAGGTCTTGATCTTCGGGTAGGCGGAAACGCCGGGGAAATTATAGTCCACGATCCACCTGATCAGGGTGTCATTGAGACAGCCGTCCAGCAGATCCGCGTCGGCCTCGATGATCTCCTGGCGGACTTCGTTGTGGGTCTGGGATGCGGCGTAGGAGCCTTCTCCCTTGATCTCCGTGGTGAGCGTTTGCCCCAGGACGGCTTTGGAAATCTGCCTGTCCATGTAATCGCAGAGCTGCTCGTAGGTGACCGTCCCGGCCCTGGAGGCCTCCAGGAATTCGATGTCCATCGAGTCGGGTATCTTGATCCCGGTGTCCGTCTGGATGGCCTCGATGGCCTCCAGGAGGGCCTTCTGCAGCTCCGGTTTCGTCCCCGGCGGGTATTTCCCCTTCACGGTGGGCATGCCGAACTTCTCCAGGAAGACGAGCCAGAACTTGATGCCGTTTTTCTTGAACCACACGGGCCACCAGAGCTTCTGCCCGAGTCCTTTCCCGTAAGGATTGTCGGAATCGCCGTAGGTGAATGTGATGAATTTGCGGTCCGGGAGAGTCTCCCCCTCGATCATGTTCTGGAGCGTCAGGAGACGCAGTTCACGCTCCGGCGTGAATATGAAGCGCCGCGGGTGCTTGCCGATGAGCTTCCGGATGGTGACCTGGCTGTTTTCCACCTTCCAGATCACCTCGACTGTGTAATAGCCGTAAAGTATTGCTTTCAGGATCTCCTGCCTCGCCTGATCGAAATTGCAGTTCTCCAGAACTGATGAAACGTAATCGGCGACAATCTGCTCCTGGGACGTGGAGGCAGGCCGCCCCAGTTTCCGCGCCGATTTCGCCGGAATGACCTCCCATTCCTTGCCGACAACCGCCAGGATCCTCTGCTGCAGGACGCTCGACGCATGGGGATCGCGGTCAATCTCGTCGTAAAGTTTCAACCCCTTACCCGCCGCCTCGGTCCGGAGCACGGGATCGGGGTTCTCCAGGCGCTGCAGCCAACCCGCAAAGATGTCGATGTCTTTCGCGATGGTGGCGATCTCGTCCTTTACAATCGGGATAATCTTCGCAGTCTCTTCAACCATAGTTATCTCCCCATAAATGCCCGCATGGACTCGCCGGACGTCACGCGCTTGACGCCGGTGGATTCATATTCGATATCACCGCCCCACTCGGCATGAACTGCAAACCAGGCCAAAGCCCCGGCGATGCCCGAGTCGCCGTGGCGCTGTTTCCTGTCCTGGCCTTTTGTCTTTGTCTCCGGCAGTTTGGCGACACCCTTGATCACTTTGAAAGCCCGATGGTCCTCGATAACGTCGGCGTCCCTGGCCAGCAGAATGGTCTTGTCCTCGAACGCCGATTTATACTGATACATGTTTTCCCGGTACCATTGCTCCGTCAGCATGACCTGGGCGATCCGGGACGCGCCATATCTCTGCATGGCCCGTTCCGCCAGATACTGGCCGTTCCCGCGGGCATCCAGTGCGCCGTAGCGGAAACGCGGCAGACGGTCGCAGATGTAGTAAAAAATCTGTTCCTGCTGCTGAAAGGGGATATTCCTGAGCTCCACATGGAACGGCGCGTGCCAGTTAGCGCTCTGCTGCTCGATCAACGGAATGAAAACAGACAGATCGCCGGTACGGCCGAAGTCCTCGCCGACCACCGCGTTCCGTTCCGGATCGATACCGGACAGCAGGGGCATCAGCACCTCGTCGCACCACTCCTCGACCTCGGCATAACGGATATGATCGGGCAGTTCGGCAAACGAGGCAGGCTGCTCGTAGCGGATGACCGGGATATCCGGAGAGAGACAGGTCTCGATCAAAGCACGTGTCAGGAATGTTCCCGTCCCCTGGCTGGGGACGCAGAAAAGCTCCTCGTCGGCGTCGTCGCCGTAGGAGTCGATCACTTCCTGGCGCCACTTCACTTCCGCCTCGGGAGACCATTCCCGCTTCAGAACCTCGCAGATGCGCTTGTAGAGGCCGTCCGCCAGTGCCTCGTCAAAGTCCACCCGGTGGAGGCTGTATTTTTTCTTCCCCGCCCGGATGTCCTGAATCAGGGAATTGAACTCGTTGGCATCCCCGAAATGGGTGGAGATGATCCGCACCTGGCCGCCCCAGATGAGGAGCGCCATCGCCGCCTTGAGGAGACCGGCCAGATCGTCATGGAACGCCGCCTCGTCAATCACCACGCGTCCCTGCTTACCCCGGAGATTGGTAGGACGGCTGGAGAGCGCCGTGATCCGCCACCCGGAGGCAAAGGTGATCTGGTAAGACAGGATCTTCTTTTCCTGAATAACTCCCTCATATTCTTTCGTGTCCGGGATCTCGATCTCTTCCATTTCCGATGCCGCCAGGTTATATGCCCGGGCCCAGTTGGCGCAGTCGTTGATGAACTCTAAGGCCATGTCTTTGGTATAGCCGATGTACCAGACGTTGCGCTTCTCCCCTTTCCCTTTTTCGGAAGAGTAAAGTGCATCGTCCGCCGCTTCCGCCCAGGAGACGCCGATTCGGCGCGACTTTTCCATGACCTTCACGGGAGACTGATCCGCCACCCAGCGGGCCTGATAGGGCAAAAGGACGCCCGTGGCGGTACGTGCCTGATCGAAATCATTCTGTATGTTCTCTGCGGTCATACAATCCCCAGGATTTTATTCCGTATCTCCTCGGCCTTCTCGTTCGACAGGCCGCCTTTTTTCACTAACTTCACCACATCGTCCGCCGCTTCTTTTGCTTTTTCTCTGGCCTCCGCCTGCCATTTTTTCTGCTGGACAGAAGCATGGGAGATCCGCGCAATCATGGTACCCATTTTGGGCAGGCTTACATCGCTCTCATCCTGGAGTTTCACCAGGAAGTCGAACGACTTCTGCTGTATCAGCCTGATGAGGGCGTCATTCATCGCCCCCTCGTCATCACCGGCAGCGTCCGCAATCGCCCTGGCCTGCTCGGTGGCTAACTTGATGGCATTCATCTTCGCTTCAAATCCCTGTCCGTAGCGGTGCAGGCCGGAGCGGGATATTTTGATTTCATACTCTGCGTCAGCCAGGAGCGTGTTTATTTCCTCTGCCATTCCTTCGTAGCCGGAAAATCCGCGCTCCATCAGGAGGTGATCTAACTTCGCCTTTATCTCCGGCGGCAGTTGTGTGATCTTCGATCTCGACGGCATATCCTCACCACTTCTTCGGCCGGGCGATACCGGGATGGCAGTCCACGGTATATTCCACCACGTCGATGCCGTGGTTGTTGATCTTGGCAAACCAGACCTGCCGGCGTTCCACGGATATGAGTTTACGTTCCTCCAGGTAGTCCAGCTCTCGCCGGATCTCCAGTCCCGTAATGTCAGGAACGACCGGCTCAATGGCGTTGCGTATGATCACCTCCGACGTGCCTATCGGCTGGGCGGAATACAGGGATAGAAGAATCACCCAGCGAGCTTCTTCACGTCTTGCCTTTTCCATATCGACGTTCATTCTTTTTTCTCCCGTAACGATTCAATGAGATCGCGGAGGCGATCCAGTTTCGTGTTGATAACCACATCGAACCTGATAAAGTCCTCTTTGCGGACATACGAAAGGGGCAGATCGGCTTTCAGCGTCATGAGCGCCCGTTCCAGATTCTGATGTTCCTTCGGTATTTCCGCGAGAGCTTTGATTTTTTCATCCAAGTCGGATGTATATTTCTTTAATATTATTCGTAGTGCTGTGACGATGATCACACTCCATCCGGCAATCAATGTAATTATTGCCGTGAATATCTGCCATACCTGCCATCCTTCAGATACCAAGGTGTGCCCTCCTTTCGTGTTTCCCCTCGTCCATGTCACTTCCGTTTCATCGTCTCAGACCTAAACATGGCAACCATCTCGGAGGTCTTGTCCGCGCTCCCTTTGGAAGATCCGAAGAAATACTGGAGCACCTGTCCGAACCCCGTGGACAGCGCGCCGAAGAGCATGAAGATCACCCCGTTCTGATCCTCAGGCACGGGAATCTTCAAAAGCAGGATCATTAGGGCGAAAAACCCCGCAACGATGGTCCAGGCTAAGACATAAAGGTTAACGTCTTTCTTCCCCGTGGTTTTTTCACTCTCTATCTGGCGGATCCGCGCACTCTGGACATCCTCCAGGACAGCTCTCAACTCGGCAATTTCCTGTTCCTTCTGCCGGATCTTAAATTCGTTCTCGGCGGTCAGTAACTTCAGGCGTGCCTCCGGATCCTTCCCTATGGCCTCAGCGACTTCCGCCGGAGACGCGTCGTCTTTCAACCCGAACACCTTTGCTACGGCCGTAACGGCGCCGCCGATGGCCGCTCCCGGAGGGCCGCCGATGACTCCCCCGATGACCGGGGCGATATCGGCAATCTTGCCCGCTATGTCTTTCCATTCCATGTCATTTCTCCACATATGTATGTTGTGTCATATCCAGCGTTCCCGCCAGCCACGCCGCCACGTTGAACCCCGGGCATTCCTTCTTCACGCCCGGCACGTCCCGGTGACCGAGTACCCTGGCCTCCGGATATTTTTTCTTCAGATCGTCGACTTCATCCCGGAGCATCTCCCACTGAGCAGTGGTGAACCGGTCCGTCCCGATCATGCAGACCCCGATAGATCTCGCATTGTGCCCCTCGCAGTGGGCGCCGATCTCGTCGTCATGCCTGCCGTACCTGCATGTGCCGTCCAGCTCGATGACGTAGTGATAACCAATCGCCTGGAATTTCGTGTTGAATGAGGGGTTAGTGCGGTGGAAGCCGCGCTCCTGATGCCAGCGGTCGATATCCTCCGCAGTGAAGGGCTTGCCGTTCGGCGTCGCCGCACAGTGAATAATGATCTCGTTAATCTTTCGCGTCATGCTTTGTCTCCAATATCAGCTTGGTCATCTCGTCGATCCCGTCGTTGAGGATCAATGTTATGTCATCAGGGGAAAACTTTAACTTCCCCGCGATGTATTCCCGTGCTTTGATCATGCACGCCCTGATGTGACAGAGCCGTTCCAGCTTTTCGATGTCCATCGCATATCAACCCGGTTTTGGATCCCGCCGTTGGGAAGCTCCTGTTACAGGCGGCGGGATCCGCCACCATTCGCACCAAATAAAAAAGCGGCCGCCGGTCTCTCAGGACCAACGGCCGCTCAGGGCCTTAATAACTGCGCCACATCTTACGATGTCCCCACTCAGGAGGTCTACCGCTCAGGGTAACGCGCTAAATTTTTAAGCATCTATATAGATACTTTGTTAAATTTGTCAATAATATTTTGCAAGTCTTGTTTTTTTATGAACCGACGCTTCCCACGGCATTTTTTGCTGGGGCAGAAAAAAGATAATTGCCTGTCGATATTGATCGATCCTTCTATAAATACACGGGGAACTCCACATACCGGACAGGGAATTGTCATTTCCGCATCAACCCTCTGCGCCACTTCGCTCACGCCGTCGCCTCCTTCATGAGATCACCCTGCAGATCAATCTCACACTGGCACATCCAGAGGATCTGCTGATCCGGAGTCCGGCGCTGGCGTTTCGCGATGGCCTCTATCGTCTTGAGCAATTTCCTGTCTTCATCAGTTTCGAAACGGATAATGATGCTGACACCTTCTTTTAATAATTGGACGAGTGCCATGTCCGTCTTAGCTGCTGCCGATATGCCCAAAACACCCGATGGGATTGTATCATCATGTGGGATGGCAACCGTTTTAGTAACAACGGTGCGAGGTTTCGGCCCCGGTTTTTCTCTCTTCTCCTTTATTTTAACTTGCCTGCCCCTTCTCAGTTTTGGTTTGCCCCGATATTTTTCCCGGGCCGCGGCCAGAGCCTCCTTCTCTTTTCCGGGTTCAGCCTCATACCGAGCTGTCTGGCATGATCCACACATATCATCGGGAGAAAAAAGCGCCATATCGGGCCGCTCGCAGTTCGTGCATATCCCTCTCTGTCTCATTACCTTAACCTCCTTGCTGTCTTTAATATTCTTTCCCTGTTCGCAGTCCCGGCAACCGTCCGGGATGGTTTTTATGGGGGTGTCATGGCTGTACTGCACTCCCTTAGTCTGCCGGCGGATGCACACCGATTTCAGCATCGTTGTGTTGAATTTTTGGCATGTGAACATGGTCGCACTGTCCAGCGCGCTCACAACCTGCATCTCTCACCGTCTTGCTTCTTCTCTATCCATAAAAGACATTTGTCTGTCGCCTCAACATAAGGTTTAACGCGCCGGTTATTTCTTGCAATCTTATCTGGTATCCCACAGACACCTCCCTCATGTGGTTTCCTTTTTGATCGTGGTTCATATCTTCTACATGTCATGCAAATTCGTTCAATTTCGCTGGCTGTATTCATGTTTTTTTAAATGCCGGATTCCCCAGGGCGGCTCCGGCAGGCCTTGTTGAGCTGGAGGTATGGCTATGCACCCGATATTAGACCCGCCTCGGCGTCGGGCGGGGTGTGTCAGTCTAATAATTTAATGATGTCCTGTATCTTACGCCTGTTTTCCTCAATCTGCTCCGGGGTAAGGGGCTCGTTGACGGGCGGGATGTCAGTGCTCCCTTGCGTTGCCCCCATTTCTCTATATGGGTATTGGAGGCGGTCTTCTTTTTTCCGGAGATCCCGCTCCGCCTGTTTGCTTGCTTCTTGTGCTTCCCGCTCGGCGATTGTGATCATAATCTTTTTTAGATAATTATGGCTCTCCAGGCGGTCACTGAAATTACGGTGGATGATGATATTCAGTGCCTCGGCGATTCCGGCCTGGCTGATCCTGTACAGCCTTTTCTGATACCGGAAGGATTCACTCTCGAAGAGTCCCTTCATCTCCTCTAAGAGAATCCGGAACTTCTTCGCTTTGAGTTTCATGGGGGATATCCCGAAGAGATAGCAGTATCCCATGACCAGGTTGCTGTGCCTGCCGAATGCCGGCACCATCCTGATTATAGCCATCAGGTCTTTATCGCCCTGGATCTCCATATAGTCACATTCCTTTCCGCAGTGGGGGCAGTTAAATTTCAATTTGCAGCAGCTCCGGATCATATGTTTCGGCAGCCGTTTGTATTGATACGATTTTATCAATAAGAGCAGCCGCCCTCTTCCCAAGAAGTCCCTGATCGCGCCATTCCTTGGCGAGTGCGAAATTCTCTTCCCCAAACACCTTACCATTCTGAAGGAGAAGAAATTTTGTATGGGTACAGGAGTCCTTTTGATAAACAGTGATTTCTCTTATTATAAGATCTTCCATTTTCTCACCTTTCCATATAAGTGAGCTGCTTGAACCCGCTATCTTTCAACATTTCAAAATATGTGAGGTCCTTTTTAGGGATGTATATGTACGGCAAAAATATTTGCAGAAATTCAACCTGTTCGAGCTGAATCAAAGCCATCTGGACTTCAACCCAGTCCGACATAATCTTCCAGGCTGTACGCTCTGCCTGGGCACGGACATTTTCAAGAACTGACGGCGTGATCTTGCGCTTGCTCTCCAGAAGAATCTTTTCAACCTGGTCAACTTTGGCCGGCACCTTGAACGAGAATGTTCCATCCTTCGTTTCCATTGTGAAAAAGATACACTCCAGTTTCTTGGTCTGCGGGTTATAGCGTTTGATGATGTTCTGGGCCCCGCGGCGGACAAGCTTATTTTCAATGAAAGCGATACTCCTTTCTACCGGGACGGATGATGTGTAGTTTTTCAGCATTTCATTTTCTCCTTTTTCAGATCGTACTTAAATTCCTCCAGTTCCTTCCGGGTAAGGCCGACGAGGGCAAGCTGTGCATCCGTCCATTTCTCGATGGCGTCTTTGTCCAAGCTCTTTTTGATTTTGACGACATCCGTGAATCCTCCGGCCTCCAGGAGCGCGATCAGCGGGTCATGGCTCCGGGGAAAGGCGACGGGATGAGAAATATCGTGAATGAGCGACCCGTGTTTGAGGTACACCAGGTTTCCGTCCTGGAATATCTCCTCCTTGTTCTTTTTCATCAGGGCAACCAGGTCTTTTTTGTATTGATCACGGTCCGCCTCGAAGGGGGCTATCTTCGCGGCATAGGATTCGTCCAGGCGTTTCTTCTCTATCTCGTACGCCTCCATGAGATACTTGATATTTTCCTCGGTCTCGGCAATCTCACAGAGAAGGCCGTCGGCTCTCTCGAGGATAGGCGGGACGCCCGTACTCCTGTTTCTTTTCTCCTTCTTCACGCTGCGTCTCCTTCCTCGAGTACCATCTGCACCTGGCGCATAGTCTCGGCAACGCTGATTTTCCACATCCGCCGGGCCTTGTTGATGCGCCGCGCGGGCTGCCTGATATATCCGCGGATGAACGCTTCCCATTCGCTATCCGTCGCCGGCAAGTAGTAACCGCCCATGTCTCGCTGCATCGTGGAGCATATCTTCCGTCCTTCCTTTTGCAGCTCATCTATGTCCGTGCGGAGCTCGCGTGTATCGTTGATCCGGTTTTTCCACTCCTTGTTATAGACGCGGGAGTAGAGTTCTCCCATGCCGATGGCGTTCTGCCGGCCGATGTGGTGCGAGAGGATTCCCATGATCTCGGCATGCCGCCGCTCTTTTTCCGCCTGTATTTCCTGATCGCGGAGCAGGCGCCGGTGCGCCGTGAGCTGGCGTCTCAATTTTAAAATCTCGTGTTTTAGTGAGGTGGGTTGTGTCATTGTTGTCCCTCCTGTGACAGGCGATACGCCTGTCCTGCGGTTTTTATGATGGACGCTGGGAGACCTCCATTCGTTTGCTTTCCCGGATGTTTCGTATGGCGACCAAGAGCCGTTCCAGTTTGCGGGCGTCATGTACCCAGTTGAGGGGGACGACGCCGCAGATGAATTTCGTCAGTCCCGGCAGCCGTGTTTCCCAGTTATCCAAGAGTTTTGCTTCCTCTAAGACGCGCTTACGCAGAGCCTCCAGACGCGTCGGATCGTCGTCAGGTCTTTTCCTGCGCCGTCGGAGTGGCTTCCAGCCCAGATGTTTGAGGTACTTCACCAGGCGTTCCAGTTGGGGGATATTCATGTGAGCCGACGACTCGACCTTGAACCCCCGGAGGATGGCCTCGTATTCATCTTCATTTAATCCCAGGTCTTTCTTGGCGATATGCACCTTTGCCAGGAGACCCCGGCGGTGATCCGCTTCCCTGCCGTCCCACGGGACATAGCGCTGTGTTGAGAGAGGTCCTTTCATTGCATCACCTCCGTACGGAAGCGGTCCGTGTTGACGACCCGATACAGTGATTCCTTGCCGTAGCTGTTGGATCGGGGGCGCTTCCCTTCCTTCTTGAGATGGCCTTCCTGCACTAATTTTCTTGTCAGCTTTTCAATATAGCTTCGATCTGTCCCGGTCATCCGCTGGATATCGGAAATTGCAAAGGCTTCATGGAAACTGACCAGTCTCATGGCTTTGAAAATTTTCTCCCGTTTTTTACCGCCCCTGATATTGTTGACCTTCCCGACATACCGATACCGCTGTAAAGGTTGTCGCCGGATTCGTTTGTCTGTTACCTTGGCTACCTCTCCTCGGCAGAGAAAATCCGTCATGACATTTCTCACTTTTTCCCGTTCCTTCCCCGGCGGGAGTGCCAACCCGTCATATATCTGACGTACAGTGAAGGATCCTTCAATCCCTCTCATCACGTCCCGCATGCGCCCGGCAAGACCGGTCTTAGGAATTTTTGAGGACATCTCTCGTCAGCTCTCCCGTGATTTCCTGAAGACCGCTCGCCTTCATTGCCCGTTCAATGGCGATGGCTGCCGTGAGCACCGGCCGCCAGTCCCCCTTACAGTGCTGGTGAATCAATCCCGTCACTTCCGGCGGCGCCTTCACGCCCAGGGACTGCTTGATAAAGAAGGCAATATCCTGCTGGCTGACGGGGGCGAATTCCATCCTCCTCCGGATCCGGCTATTCAATCTCCTTCGGGCGACGATTTTTCCCTTGAGATCGTCCTCTCCAATTAAAAGGATCGGAAAGGCAAAGCGTTCGTTCAGGTTCCGGAGCATCTCCAGGATGGTCATACTCAGAAGGTCAGCCTCGTCGATGATGATAAGCCGCCGTTCCTTTGCCATCTCGTCGCCGATGACGGACAGGCATCCATCGGACCGGGCGGGTCTTACCTTCGCCAGTTCGAACGTGATCTCCCGGAGCACCATCGGCGGCGTCCGGGTATTCAGAGGCGGGATGTACATGGCATCGGTCTGGGCGGCGTAGTGCTTTGCCGCTTCCGTCTTCCCCCTTCCCGCGGGACCCGTGACCATCGCCAGGGACGGCCCGATTCGGGATACGGGATCCGCCAGCTCGTTGCATATTTCATTGAACTTCTTTGTATTCGGCGTCTCGATGAATTCCAGCTTCATGATTTCCTCCTGTTAACTTTTCCCGTACTCTCTTTCGAACTGCCAGCGCTCGCGCTCGGCAGGCGTCATTTTCATTTCCTCCTCTTCCACGAATCGCCGGTCTTCGTCACACAGTTCCCCGCCCATCGCTTCATACTTGATGCACCAGAGATAGCGGTCCGTGTTTGATATCCAGTACCCCGGCCGCGGCGGGAGCGCCTTCGCGACCCGGGGAAGCGTTACCTTTGTTCCATCCGGCAGTCTTGCGTTGAGGATCTCCAGCTTCGCTATCTCCGCTTCCAGTTCCGCAGGCGAAAGAGTCCTTCCCAAAGCGGCGCGGGATGCCTCGATACGCTTCTTCTCAACGCCTACCTGCGCCGCCACGCGCTCCGCCTCCGGCACTTTTGAGTACTCCCGGAAGTCGGGGATATGGCGGGTGAGGGCGCGGAACTGCTCGGCAATCTCCCTGCGTTTCCGCCGTTTCTCCAGGATCTTCTGCTTCGCCAGGTCTTTATTTTTCATGGACGAATACTCCACGGGGAAGGCGGGGCAGAGGAACTTCCCGCCGCGGTACACCAGGACGACATCCTGCTCGATGGGATGAAACCGTATGTCTACCCGCTGGCCGTGGAGATCCAGAAGCAGGTCATGCTCATACAGGTCGTTGTTCAGGGCGATCCGCCCCAGGTGAACTGTCCGGGACGCCCTCTTGAGAAAAATGAGATCCGCCGCTTCGTCGGTGATCATCCGGGGGCGCCACCCGTCGGCATAGCAGGCCTTGAGGCAGTCCATCGGCGTCACGGAGGGAGGAATGGGGTGCCATACCCACTCCCTCCGCACGCCCCGGTGAGCCTTTTCCCGGTTGTAATAGTCGATTACCCGGTACACGGTGAGGTAAAATTCCGAGGCTAAAAAAAGTTTGCCTTCCGCCGCCAGCTTCATGGCCTCCTCATGATCTACGTCCTGGCTGTGGATGTCGTCGGTGAGGCGCTTAACACTCCCGGGGACACGGAACCTGCTGCGGAGGATATGTTCAAGGCTGTCGTTTGTCTTCTCTACGAGCTTCGCCTTGGCGTTCTTGACGACGGCCTTCGTGTGGGTCCCGGGGGCAACGACGGGGTTGATGTCTTCGCCGTCCACGTCCAGGATGTCCATCGGAGTCTCCAGGGTCATCTCCCACTTCATACCCAGGGCGCGGATTTCCGCGAGGATCCCCATCATGTATTTTGAAAGCTCCGACGAGCCGTTGTCTGTATAGATAGCATTGCAGCAGCCACAGATCCTCATGCCGATCCGGAGGGCAAGGCCGCAGAGGTGGGCGTCATAGCGATGGTCAAACGCGGCGCCGTAGATGACCCGGGTACGGAGGTCCTGCCAGATGTACCCTTCGGGACGGAAGACCTTCCCGGTATCGTCGTCGACGACCCAGAAGTCGAAACGGTGCTGGTCGCCGACCAGCATCTCGAAGGGAGCGAGGTCGGAGTAATTCCGGAGGACGGGAGGCAGGACGTTGTCCAGGGCGCGCATACCACCCTTCTGGAGGGCAAGGAGCTGCGGCGTGACCCGCTTTTTATACCACCAGGTTGCGGACTCCTGACAGCCGATCTCCCACCCCCGCCGGTGGGACTCGATCACCAGAATGTCCTCATACAGGGCACGCAGATCCATCTTCCGGTGAGCCGGTTTCAGGCATAGGCCGATCCACCAGTCCAGGGCTTCCGGCGTCCACGCTTTCGGCTTCTCCCGGGACGACTTCCTGTGTTCCAGCCCGGCTATGCCCCTCTTGTCATATTTTTTCAGCCACCGATAAATGGTCTGCCATTTTACTGCGTGCTTCGCGGCGACGAACTCGATCCATCTCCGCTTCCCTTTCGTCCAGTCCCTGGGGACGGCCTCCGCTTCCCGAAGGATCGCCAGGATGGTGCGGACGCGGTTGTCCCTGAGGGCGCCTTCGGAGATCGCCCGTTCCGGCGACCAGGCCGGGAGCTTTTCAAATTCATACTGTGTTGCGGGGGGAATGCCTTCCTTATTATATAAGGAGGGAGTGGTATCGATAGCGGGCTTTGATGCGTCCCGTTTATGTCTGCGGTTTTTACGGGCTGTCGGCCGAGGGAGTGTTTCACTGAATGCCGGAACGGGAAGGTGCCGATCCAGGGCAGCCAGTGCCGCTTCCGGCGCCAGGGTTGAAATCAGATCCGCCGGGATGCTTTCCTTTGCTATCGCTGCCTTCTGAACGTCGGCAGGGAGGGAAGTGAGACAATACTCGTGCTGGATACCTCCGTTGCCGTTTTTCTGGATATACGGCCAATTCTCCTTTTTTGCTCTGCGCATGACAGTTACGCGAGTCACTCCCAACATATCCGCGATTTTTTTCGCGGTGAACGTGATCTGTGTGTCCATTTCTCACCCCGTTTGTAAGAGTCTTGTGATTGCGATGATGCCGAAATAGAGAACGGCGACGATGACGATGGCGAGGCAGACACGCGTCATGTAGCGGTCGTTCTCGATAATCCACTCGTCCCACTCGGACTCCACGATGTGTCTCTGGAGCTCCTTGATGTAATGCTTCATTTCACCCCTCCTTCAATCTCCTGTAAAAAGAGGAGACGCTTTTTCTTCTCCTGCTGCTTCTTCATAATCTCTTCCTCGATGCGGCGGATCTCCGCCCGCAGTGCCTCCGGTCCCGGGAGCATGAATACTCCCACCAGGGATGAAAGCAGCTTCAGCGGATCCGAGGATCCTGTGGCCTCGCAGAAGGCAGGCAAAAAAATAGCCGGAAAGCGGTGATTCTCTTTCGACTCCGCGGTCCAGCTATCCAGCATCGACTTCGTGATATCCTGGCCGATCAGCTCCGACATCCTGGCTGCCACCTGGTACCGTGATAACGGGCAGCGTTTCAGAACCGCGCTGACGGCCTCCCTAAACCGGCGGTCAATATCGAAGCTCCCGGCCGTCGGCATTTTTTCGTCTTCCTGGAGATTCTGAAGGAGGTCGTAAATGGTGATCTGGTTATCGTTGGAAAATCTTTTTTTGAACTTAGACATTGAAAAGCCCTGAAAAATGATTTAAAAGTTATTTCAACAATAAACAGTTACGCTGCTTTACTGTTTCCCAGATATTGTTTTGTCAGCTCTTCGCGTGTGAGTTTGGCCCGGCGCTTTACCTGATGCTCTATTTCCTTTTCTATGAGATACCGGATAACGGCATGTGATTTTGGACCCCAGAGCGCGTCGGGGCTGACATTAAAATATGACGCAATGGCCTGGCGCATGGCAGGCGTCTTCCTGACGCCCTTGATCGTTTTTTGCAGGGAGTGATAACCAACCCCCAAGGGGGTAGCGATCTGGCGTATCGAGGGTCCTTTGAGTTTTATGAGCCGCTGGAGGTCGTTCATGAATATCCCAATATTAGGTTATATTGATGAAACACATCACACCCCGTGACTTTTTGGAGCAGTTGTCTGAAATCGTTCGAACCTCTCTCTTTCCGGATCGAATCTTTGATGAAAAAAGACCGGATAAGATTATTAAAAAGTGGGGCGACGATCTGCCTAAACATCGCGAACGACTCCTTCCGGCCACACAGGCCCTAATTGGGCAGATTCTTGAACTTCGCGAGGATCATGAGGTCCGCACACTCCTTTCAACCACTGATCCAGAGATACTCGC